TTTCACTAAAATAATAAGTATGTGTAACTATAAAATAAACACCTGCTTGATTAACTAAACTGAGTTAAACCGGAATAAAAATATGTTACTCCACTTAACACTTGAAATTATCTTTAGAATAACCAATGACAGCACAAGCAATTCTTTTGCCGGCATTACCTGTTTTTAAGCTCTCGGCATTTCCCCCAAGTCCACAATCATCCTGGTCTTCGTGAATTATTAGCCCCCTTCCAATTATATTTGATTTGTGTCCTCTCAGTTTTATGACATTGTCGTAAAAATAATATTTTGCTTCCCCTTTTGAATTTGTTTCAATATTACCTAAATCTCCGACGTGCCTGTTTTTCATATCCGGACAGCCATGCGTCTTACCATATGGATTAAAATGAGAACACATACTTGTACATTTATCGGTCAAATCCCCTGCTTCGTGGACATGAAACCCATGAAGACTATTTGACTTAAGACCACTTATATGTAACTGAATTTTAATTGCGTCCTCGTTTACATCCTCAATAAATTTAACATAGCCGTTTATCTCACCTGAAAATACAGCAATAGCAGAGATTGGTTTATTATTCATGATATAGTATAAATGATATAAATAATATACTATAACGACTAAAATGAATACAAAATAATATATTTTTCTCATATATTATTTGATTTTATTGTTTTATGTTATAAAGAAATCTGATAGTTATTCTAGTGGGTAAACAGTATATGAATATGAATAAATATTCTATTCTAAATAGTTATAGTGCCTTGCTCCTGTCCATCCTTTAAGAAATCCATTTTAATCTGGTAAGGAAATTCAAAACTACTACCACCATAACCCTCTCGATAAATATTATATGCTTCTTGTGGGTTCAGCGAATTGGCATAATAATGAACGTTCGACGTATACCCTGAAAAGCCACCTTGTGGGGTAACATATACAGGTGCGTCATTTGCTATTTTTGCGACTCCTGGCAATACGCAGGTTCTTACCAGTTTTCCATCAATATAAATATCCATCGTTCTTCCATATAAGCTGACGATCGCATTAACCCATTTTTGAACAGGGACATTGTCTACATTACATGTATGTGTCGAGGCAGTGCTTGATTGAGAAGAAGGATATACCGTAGTTTCTATTTTTAAATTGTTTTCAATTGCTCCTAAAACAATAGACGGGCTGGGATTTAACTCTTTGTCTAATCTTCCTAAAATAATCTTGGGTTCGCCATAACGATAACTCCAATCATCTATATAAAACCAAACTGAATACGCATAATTAGATGCGTTACTTTGCGCCAAATCACTGGCCTGTATTTTAGTGACCTTTTTAGCATCAGTCATGCCCGTTAATTTTGTTTTTTGTCCAAAAAACCATCTAATTAGAACTATCAACAATATAACTAATACAACCGCGATTATAATTTTTGTAACCGACACAGCCATAATATATATATATATACTGATAGAATTTTTCTAAATTACAGGAGGATTAAATTCTTTAACAGAATTATAGGCCCAATTTATTTTTCCTCTGGATATATGTTCATTATAATAATTTATATTACATATTCCACCGTGTATACCGTTTGTAGTTCCAGAAGTAATAACTGTATTATCATTATATGGAATAATGCCAGGAGTAGATGAAATTAATTCATTGTTTATAAAAATATCTAGTGTGGCACCATCATAATTTACAACGATATTATTCCACCGCTGCATTTTAAAATTGCTCGTTTCATAAAGTATCTTTTCATTTCTGCCTTGGGTTTCCATAATAATTCGTAATTTGTTTTTTGCCACATTGAATAGTATGTTCGGTTTATTTCCAATATTTAACAATGACGTGTATTTATCATAGCTAGAATTCGTCTCGGGTGGAAATGAATCGATGTATATCCATCCAGATATAGCATATTTATATTGAAATTTATCATTGACAAAGTTAATTTTCCGAAATGTTGCTAAATTGGTTTCTTTGTTCAAAGTAGATGGTTCTTTTAATAGTTGCGTCGAGTTGTGAGTTAAAATCTGTTTTGTTAGCCATGGATACAATAAATAAATTCCTATTAATATGACTTCCGCGACAAATACAATAATGATCGGTTTGGTAGTAATTTGATATTGTTGTTTAATATAATCAACTAAATCTAATAACAAACACGGAATAAAAGTAAACAATTTTACAAAAAGTTTAAACCAACTAGGTTTATGGTCGGTTGGTTCTCCTCCATGAATACCAAAATATTTTACAGCCAAGGTGATTAAACCAATTATTATTAAAGCATTAAGTCCAAATAAAAAATACGCGCTAAAATTAGTGTAGTATGATGATAGAGTAAATAATAAATAAACGGTTCCTATTATTAAGGCAATGGCTACAAATGAGGTCAGTACTTTACCTAGATAACTAAGGGCGCTGGCTTGTTCTATATTGCCAACTGATTGTTTCTTTTGTTGATAAAAGAAGAAGAATATAAGAATTAGAAAACCTCCTAATAAACTTAAAAATATACTAACACCTCCGTTTTTCTCACTGATGATATCATATGGGTTGGTTGTAAAAACGACGATAATAGTAATGATATATACTAAAAGACCTAATAAAAACCCAATCTCCAGTTTATGACTACCAATATAAAATCCTGTATAAGCCAGAGCATATTGGAGACCATTTATTAACTTACTTATTAAACCCGCATCAGACGAATTATATACAGGTGGTTCCTTTTTTTCGGTTATCGGGTTACTCTCTATAGTATTTCCTCCCTTTAATATTTGTGGTTTAGATTGATATTTATTATTCCCCATTAATAACTCGTTAGAAATAAATTAAAGGTTTTCCATTGCTGTTTTTCTTCCATGACAATCTCGACATAAAGCTACTAAATTATCAACATGATTAGAACCACCATTATCTAGACGAATTTTATGATCTACTTCAAACCATGCTGGCAATTGGTTTTGACAATGTCCACACTTCCAACTTTGCTGCGAAGCGACAAATTTCTTTTTTGTTTCACTAACACATCTTTTTGTGCCTGTTTTACCAGATTCCATCATGCGGTTAATTTGATATTGTTGCGGTTGCTGGGTTTGCTGTTCGAACCCACCCATAAACGGGGTTTGATTCGTAAAATCGGTAAAAGGTGTAAATACGTCCAACGTAGATTTCGCACTTGGCATAAATTTTACGATATTGGATAATTCCTGGACTAATGACCTTGACTGATTTGGATTTTTCTTCAGAAACAAATAAATACTTAATCCAGCAAAGGCAAATCCAGCCATTTTAAAGTATTTTTGCCATGATTGTAATATTTTGATATAATTTCCATCGTAATAGGTATTTGCTATAAAAAAACCAGATACTGCTAAAATTAATAATTCTAATTTCATATAATATTTATAAAGGTTATTTTTTTTGTAAATATTATGTTATGTGTACCTATATTTTGATTAGACTTAGTATTCTGGTTATAATATTGTTGACTATTCGAATTAAAATTTAGATACTGTGGATGGGATAGCGATAGGAGATATTGTAATATCTTTGCCAATTGAACGACTTCGCTTTATAGAACGTATAGAATTTGTATTAGTTTCGTGTTTAATAAATTCTTGTAATTCTTTGACATTGTTGATGAGTGATTTTGTATTTATTTTCTCTCCCCCGTTTGAATATATATGGTCTACTAGCAGTGATCGAATGCGGTTCAAGTAACCTTTCTTTGTATCTTCTTCTAACTCTATATTTTCTATTTTTACCTCGAAAAAGTTATAATAGACTGTCATTAAACCAAATATATCGCTATTATACAGATAACATTCCATAAAATATAGTTCCATCTCAAATTCCATATCTTTGTTCGTATATTTGAGTAGGATATCCGTTATATAGTTAGATAAGTAGTGCATATAATATCCGTATTCGATAATGTCGTTTCTCTTGTCTTCGGGTAAGAAAGTTTCTTTACTGATACCTGGAGAGAAAATCATTTTAAACACGAGAATATTATCATCGTAATCTCCGTAATACCCATAATATCCATTATCTTTGGCCAATTTAATTAGGTATTCGTTTATTACATAGTTACGAACATTCATTCTATTAAATACTATACTTCCGTCTTTGACACGTTGTAAAAATATATCGTATCTTGATTTAAATGCGTCTGATAGTAACATAGAAGAAAAGGGTGTGTTAAATTGGGAAGGTCTATTCATAATTTCGTCCGGAATCTTATTATCCTTTACTACCCCTGATAAGCCCCAATCTATAATACGTGCGTCTAAATTATGGTCAATCATGATATTTCTGTCTTTTAAATCATTGTGGATTACACCTAATTTGTTCATAGGACGAACGCCATACTGGATTAATTTTATTACCATTTCATTCAATAATACTATTTTCTTTTTTGTTATTTTGCCGTCATGTACTAGCCAGTCCTTCAAATCAACACCCGCGTCTGGCATATTTAGTATGGTGAGTTTATCCAACATATTATTCACGTTTTTTTCATTTATCTTATATCTGGTTAATGCGTAACATTTCTTATCAAAATTAATCATATCTTGTTGTGTTAACTTATCGGGTTTACACATGTCAACATCTAATAAGTAATATTTACGATAGTTTTTTACATGTTGTAATTTCTCTCTAATTCTATTTATTTCCATGATCTCTTGTTTTCCGTTTTTCTCAAATGACATTTTACTAACACCGTCATTGCGGGAATTAGTTCCTTTGCATTTTAATGCTGGTTTAAAAATACATCCAAATCCACCAGACGCCAATGCTTCCCCTCCACTACGACTTCTACCCCTGGTTTTATTTTTACGGGTAAATGTTATTCGTTTACGAGATTCTACATGCCCTTTATCATATAACGGTATTTTTGGTATTTTTGGTATTTTTTTATTCCGCCTTGTTTTAATTATATTACGCATGTTATATTTACGATAGATTTATTTTTTGTATAAATAATATCCGCCAATTAATAATCCTATAATAATTCCGCCAAATATTATTTTTTTACGATATTTAACTTGCTCACGCAGAATAATCTCTTTTGGCTTGTACATTTCGTAATAGGCATCTAATGCCTCTGTTAGTGTCATTTCATCTTTGCCTAATTGTATGTTAACCTTGTTATGAATAAAATTAACCCATTTCAAAAATGAATCCTTTCCTTCTAAATATGGCGAAACCGGATATTTGTCGATCAAGCTACTAAATTTATTTCCTATTTGTGGATGAGGAATAAAAAGGGGAAGATTCGTGATAAAATCATAATATTTCTTCTGTGTAGTTTCATTCGCTTTTAGTGGATAAGAAACAGCCATGGTCATTAAAATAAACCAAAAATGAGGACCCCATACAGTTGGTTCAAACGATTTTTCTGTCATTACTTAGAAACAATATAAAAAGATATGCAAATAAACATATAGCGTAAATGAATAATAAATCATTTAATTTTTGTAATAACTGCGGAAAAAATGGACACGGGTTTCACGATTGTAAACACCCAATTACGAGTATAGGAATTATTATATTTAGGATGTACGAGAATAAACTTCAGTATTTAATGATTAAACGAAAGCATAGTCTAGGATTTGTCGAATTTATGAGAGGGAAATATCCAATTCAAAATTACGAATACATAAAAAATGTATTTAGCGAAATGTCTGTTTACGAAAGAGAGTTAATACAAAAATCCACATTTGAAGAGTTATGGAGATATTTATGGGGACCGCAGATGGGAGCTCAATATAGGTGTGAAGAGAGATTATCCAAAGACAAATTTGAAACCTTAAAAATTGGAATAGAGAATAAAACAAAATATAATTTAGAAACAATAATCAATGAAACTAAAAGCGATTGGGTAGATACAGAGTGGGGTTTTCCAAAAGGAAGACGTAATTATCAAGAAAAGGATTTAAGTTGTGCTTTGCGTGAATTTGAAGAAGAGACTGGATTTTTGAGAGCAAATGTTCACTTAATTCAAAATATTATTCCATACGAAGAAATATTCACCGGGTCAAATATGAAATCATACAAACATAAATATTTCATAGGTCATATTAATCCTAATATATTGCCTACCAATCATTTTCAAGAAACAGAAGTAAGTGATATAAAGTGGTTGAGTTACGAGGAATGTTTACAATACATAAGACCATATAATTTAGAAAAATGTAACATACTAACAAAGTTAAATCATGTATTAACAGAGTATCGTTTGTATTAACAGAGTATCGTTTGTATTAACAGACTACAGACTATGTAATGTAATATGATGATGCCAAATATATTTATTACAAATACCCGACATCATTATATAAATTAGATAATAAAATACTTATAGATTATATTAGTAATATATAAGTATTATGGATAAGCCACAAAAAAAGAAACCTGTTAAATTGGTATTAAAAAAGAATATTCCACCTCTGACTGAAGAAAATATGGAAGCAGTTTTTAGTGAAAATTTTGAAAAAATAGATTTAGATGATAAAGATTACAACACCTATTTAAATAATAAAGAAATATTAAATAGGTCATATATTACAAGTCATAGTACAGATTATTCTAATTTGTATCCATCCTTAGATGATCCGGATTTCAATATAAAAATCGCAGAAAAAAAAGAGTTCAACGATACCAAATATGATGGAACAATATATGACATTGAAGAACAGGCAAAAAAGTTATGCGAAGCTGATTTTGAACTAGTTCCACATCAGTTATTTGTTCGTAATTTTTTGAGTTTTCAAACGCCGTATAACAGTTTATTATTATATCATGGATTAGGGACAGGTAAAACGTGTAGCGCAATTACAGTCGCAGAAGAAATGCGTTCTTATTTAAAGCAACTAGGTATAACACAACGTATTATGGTTGTTGCGTCACCAAACGTTCAAGAGAACTTCAAATTACAATTATTTGACGAACGAAAACTAAAATTGGTAGACGGACTATGGAATTTAAAAGCATGTACTGGTAACAAGTATTTAAAAGAGATTAACCCAATGAATATGAAAGGATTGTCTAAAGAAAAGGTTATGAAACAGATAAGCAATATTATTCAAAACGCGTATCTATTTTTAGGGTATATCGAATTTGCTAATTACATCATAAAAAAGTCCGCAGTAGATGAAGAAGACCCAAAAAAACAGAAGAGTATGATGATTCAAAAGTTAAAAAAACATTTTAACAATAGACTGATAATTATAGACGAGGTACATAACATTAGAATAAGTGACGAGAAACAAGATAAGCGTGTTGCGCAAGAATTATTTAAATTGGTTAAATATGTTGATAACTTGAGATTACTACTTTTATCGGCTACACCAATGTATAATAGTTACAAGGAGATAGTTTGGTTATTAAATATAATGAACTTAAATGATCGTCGTTCGACCATCGAAGTAAATGATATTTTTGACAAAAACGGCAATTTATTAATTAAAGAAGACGGAACAAATATTGGTGAAGAGACATTGAGGCGTAAAGCAACTGGATATGTATCATTTGTGCGTGGAGAAAATCCATATACGTTTCCGTATCGTATTTTTCCATCCTTGTTTTCAATAAAAAATACATTTAAAGAATTGTCTTATCCAAGAAAACAATTAAATGGGAAACCAATATTTCAAGCATTGGAACATTTAGATGTATATGTAAATACATGTGGGTCATACCAGGAGAAAGGTTACAATTACATCATTTCGCAGATTAAAGACAAGGCTGGAAAAACCAAAGATGGGTTACCTACTTTTGAAAACATGGATTCGTTTGGCTATACTGTTTTACAGAAACCACTCCAGGCATTAAACATGATTTATCCGAATAAAATGCTAGAAATCGAAAACCCAGTAATTGATGCGAAAATGTTATTAGGTAGTGAAGGATTAAAAAGAACAATGAAATATACGGAAACCTCCAATCCGCCTACACGAAAGAATTTTGAGTATAAGAACAAGGAGTTTGGAGATTTCTTTGCGCCAGATAAAATAGGAATGTATAGTTCAAAAATTAAAAGTATCACAAATAATATTCTCAATTCAAATGGGATTGTTTTAATTTATAGTCAGTTTATTGATGGTGGTGTTATTCCAATGGCTTTGGCATTAGAATCAATGGGATTTACCAGGTTTGGTACAAAGGCATCTAATCTATTTAAAACACCTCCTCATAAACAGATTGATGTGAAAACATTTTTAACACGGGATGAAATTGAGAATCCAAACAATTTTACACCAGCCACTTATACAATGATTACTGGTGAAAAGGCACTGTCACCAGATAAGGTGTTTGATTTGAAAAATTTAACAGACGACGATAATAAAAATGGGGAGAAAATAAAGGTTGTAATAATTTCTATGACTGGTTCAGAAGGGATAGACTTTAAAAACTTGCGTCAAGTTCATATATTAGAACCGTGGTATAATCTGAGTCTAATCGAACAAATCATAGGAAGAGCTGTAAGAACGTGTAGTCATAAACAACTATCATTTAAAGAGAGAAACGTAGAAATATTTTTATATGGCACGCTTATGGCAGATACAGAGGAAGAAGCCGCCGATTTATATATTTACCGATTAGCAGAATTTAAAGCAGTTCAAATAGGACGCGTTAGTAGAATACTAAAAGAAACATCTGTTGATTGTATATTAAATATTGATCAAACAAATTTTACAGAGGAGAACATGAATACAATTGTGAAACAACAATTATCAAATAAGATGATGATAGATTTCCCCATAGGTGATAAGGCAAAGACAGTATCATGCGACTATATGGATACTTGTAATTTTAAATGTAAACCATTCAAGAAAATAACAGACGAAAATATAAAACTTGGATCATATGACGAAACATTTATCATTATTAATACAGATAAGATTATTCAGCGTATTCGCGATTTATTTAAAGAGAAGTTTTTCTATAAAAAAGATAGATTAATTAGTGAAATAAACGTTGTTAAAAATTACCCATTGATTCAAATAAACGCAGCATTGACCGTTTTAATAAATGATCAAAATGAATATCTCATAGACAAATATGATCGTCTAGGACATTTAGTAAATATTGAAGATTATTACTTATTTCAACCGATAGAATTAAACAACGAGAATATCAGTCTATTTGATAGAATGAACCCGATAGATTACAAACATAAAGAGATTAATGTTCGCATTAATACAGTAGACCCGACGATTGTAAAGATAAAACCGACGACGAATATAAGTAGTAGTTCTAGCACGACCACCACCACTAGCCAAAATCAACCGGTTACCACGGACATTGAACATCCGGGTAAAAAAATAACAGATGTTATAAAACAAAAGTATAATACAGCAAATAGTTCATCAACCAAGGTAACGAGAGGCGAAGATGACTGGTATGTATATACCGGGGTTTTAAAGAATGACAATTATTTTTTAAAAAATATAGGTATAAACGACGAAGAATACAAACAGTTTATTATGTCACATATATTAGACTATTTGGTATTCGAAGAGACAGAAAAAGTATTAAATTATATATATTTTAAGAAAGAAGAACTAACTGATGACATAGAGAAAATGATTAAATCGTATTACGACGATAAAATGTTAGAAAATAAGGGGGTAATAGGAATTATTCTAGCAAAAAACGAGAAGCCATTTTTATTAATAAAAGACAGTACCGTTAGTCGTTGGAAAGACGGGCAACAAGAGGATTATACTGATTTAATACCCGCACTGAAAACATTAACAATACCAACAAGTAGTTATAATACATATGTAGGGCTTGTTGGTATGTTTAAAAAGGAATACAATATATTCAAGGTCAAGAATATGGAAGATAAGCGCAGTAAAGGAGCGAGATGTGACCAAGCAGGCAAATCAGAAACAATTAATCTTTTAAACACAATTATAGGCGAACCTAAGTATACGAGTGAGAATACAAAGAAGAGAAACAAGATAGAATTTTGTATAATTCAAGAAATGTATATGCGTTATTTTGATAAAATAAATAAAAACGATAAAAGATGGTTTTTAACACCGAGCGAGGCTATTATAAATAAGATATGAATAACTCCATATGAAACCATACAAATACAAACAATTAGCCTACGGTAGTAAGCAATAATATAATTAAAAATTGAACAGAATTAAAGAATAAACTATAATGTTATATTAGTAATGGATCTTTACAAGGCCAAGAAGGATTTTCGTAAAAACAAGGATGTTGGAGTATATATGAACTCGTTACTTTCGCGTAAAATTCAAGTGTCATTCAATAAGATAGGCAAGAATATTAAGGAAGTACTTGAAAAATCGTTACAACGAGAGATAGAAGGAAAATGTACTGTAGAAGGATACGTAAAAACAAATTCAACTAAACTACTAACATATTCAAGCGGAGTTCTGTTCGAAAATAAAGTAGAATTTGACGTAGTATTTGAATGTTTAGTATGTTGTCCAGTAGAAGGAATGAATATTAAATGTAAGATTAAGAATAAAACACAGGCCGGTATTCGCGCTATGATTGATGAAGAGAATTCTCCAGTAGTTGTATATGTCACTAGAGACCATCATTACAATAATAAATATTTTAATTCAGTAAAAGAAAACGATGAAATAACTGTTCGCGTTATTGGTCAGCGTTACGAATTAAATGACCAACAAGTGAGTGTAATTGGCGAAATAATAGAACCAAGACAAGACAAACCAAATATTGACAAACAAAGGAAGAAGACAAAATTAGTTATAGAAGAAAACATTTAAAAACAAATCAGGTCATCATGTATATAATACTATAATAATGACTGAATTGAATAGATTAAAAGAACGAATCGAAAAAATGAATAAATTTCATCAAATTGAAATATTAAAGATATTACAAGGAGACGACAAATGTACCATAAATGAAAATAATAACGGCATTTTTATTAATTTAACAAGTTTACAAAATAAAGTAATATTTGAGCTAGAAAAATATTTGGAATATGTCGAAAAACAGGAGGTACACTTAGGAGAGATTGAAAAGCAAAAGAATACGTTGTCTAATACCTATTTTAAAGATAATAAAGACAACGTGTCTATTACATTAAATGCTGAGTTCTAATTTTTCTATACTGGACGGTCTAACTAAACATATGTTCACACTAAAAAATATTTCGAACATTGACGTTATAATAAACGATAAGGATGAAAAGCCGAATAAGACAACGGTTGTGTCGAAAAAAAATATTGCGAATATAACCGATATTTTTTTCCCAAAACAAAGAGACCAATTATTCTGGTGTTTTTATATTGCCTTGAATGATTTATCATCTTATGATATGGTTTCAAATTATTTTACAACCGAAAAAGAAATAAAATATGGTTGGATTGAAGAATTTCGCGGAAAAAAAGAATTGTTTAAACCTATTAAAGTAAGTAGAAATATAGTCGAAGACGAATTAGCAAATGCTCGCACTGTTACAATGTCGTCTGTAAAGGCACTATGTCATTTAAAAGATAAGAACATATTTTATGTAGACGATAAAAAATATTATGAAATAATTACAAATGACGAGAATCCAGTATATATTATTGAAAAAATAGACGGAAAATATGGCCTGAAGCAGAACGTGTTGAAAGAAAAGCTGGATTATTATAGAGAACACTATTGGAAATTAGAGAATTTAGATAAACCATTGAAAGCAGTTTCTAGTTACAAGGTAAATGAACTCAAAGACATATGTAAAAGACTACATATTGATAGTCTAAATTTAACAAAGCCTCAATTGTATGAGAAGATATTAGCTAAATTGTGAATTCGTTACAATTGTGTCATTTACTTGTGTAATGGACTACTTGTGTACTAATCTAAGTGTTTACCATTTTACATAGGTACTCTTATTTTATTTATTCGTTTATTTTACAAATGTAGAAAGTGGAAGAATATAATTAAAAATTGAAAACAAATATAAAATAATATGTTCAAGTATATATACATATGCCGGAATTAACTTCCCAACAGCAATTTGATAATATTGTAAATAAATATTTAGAAAATGTAGCTAGAGTTAGTGATGGTAATCCCGAGTTTGAAATTCGTTTTGGAACAAAGGGTATTAAAGCTATTTCGAAAATAGATTTTGATAACGTTATTCAAAAACTAAAATCTTCTGAGTTTGAATTATTAAACGCAAATGCTTATACATTAAAAATGCAAGGAGAATATTTGGATAAGAAGAGTGGACAAACCAGACAATCAAATGTTCGTGTTGAAATAAACGGTATTCAACAAATCCAACAATATTGTAAAACAAACTCTCTTAGAAATATACAATCTGAATATATACAAAAGTCCAGTGCTATTGTAGATGGGGTTCCAATGCGTCCCGTCAATATAGATGATTTTAATTTACGTGCTTCTTTTCAAGTTGAAAAAAAAATACAATCATATAGTTCGTTTGCTGAAAATATTATTTCATCCTGGCCTGATAGCAAAAAGACGTTTCGCTATATTAACAGAACCTCGTTTGTTCACAAAGATTTACCAATTCGTGTAGATTTAAGTATTGTAAAGAGTAGTTCCATGGAAGAAGTTGAATTTAAAGGCAATAAACGATATCAGCCGAAACCCGAATATACAATTCAATCTTCAAATGTCTTTGAGAATATAGAAAAATATGAAATAGAATTGGAAGTTTTAAATAAGAAGGTAGGAGCCGGTACAGAATACCCGAACAGTAAAGTTCTCTCAAAAGCTCTAAGAAAATCAATCATATATGTGTTATCTGGACTACAAAATACAAATTATCCAATTCCATATAGTGAAATAAGGACGGTGGGTGACCAGTATTTAAAACTCGTATATGGTAAAGAATATAATGAGCGAATGAAAATGAGACCCAAAATGTTTTTAGGCCCGTCGTCTTCTACATTACAAATGGCAAATATAACGCCTATTAATGAAGATACGGTTATACCAAATATTCGCAACGATTATACTGTTACTGAAAAAGCGGATGGTATGAGGAAATTACTGTATATTAATAAAACCGGCAAAATATATTTAATTGATACAAATATGAATGTTCAATATACGGGTGCCATGACAAAAAACGTGGATTTATTTGAAACTATTTTAGATGGCGAGCACATATTACATAATAAAAAAGGAGATTTCATTAATTTATATGCGGCATTTGATGTTTATATTGTTAATAAAAAGGACGTAAGAGCGAATTCATTTATCCCCCCATCAAATGACGAGAATAAAACCATTGTTTTAACAAAGTATCGGTTGCCTGTATTAATTAATATTATTAAAAATCTAGGGTCGGTTTCATCTGTACTAGATAAATCATCGCCAATTCGCATTGAACATAAGAATTTCAAAACAGAGAGTAAAGAGGTTAGTATATTTCAATGCTGTAATACAATTATTGACCAACAAAAGCAGGGTCTATATGAATATGAAGTGGATGGTTTAATATTTACACCTGCTTATTTCGGGGTTGCTTCGGACAAAGCTGGTCAAGCAGGACCACTTAATAAACCTAGTTGGGAACATTCTTTCAAGTGGAAACCACCCGAATTTAATACGATTGATTTCTTGGTTTCAACAAAAAAAAATGTAAATGGTAGCGAGGACTTTGTCGGAAACATTTTCCAAGAAGGAAATAATACTAGTGCGTATGAGCAATTATCTCAGTATAAAACATTAATTTTACGAGTAGGATTTGACGAAAAAAAACACGGTTATATTAATCCATGTGCGGATGTTATGAATGATAACATACCCAAAGTTAAAAATAATGAGGCAGAAAGAGAAGAAACATATAAACCAATGCCATTTTATCCAACCAATCCATTTGATGCGGATGCCAATATATGTAATATCATGTTAAAACCAGATGAGAGTGGTAATAAACAATTAACTACTGAAGAAAATGAAGTGTTTTCAGATGGAATGATAGTGGAATTTAGATATGATTTCACCCGTGAAAATAAATGGAGATGGGTACCATTGCGTGTTCGTTATGATAAAACAGAAGAATATAAGAAAGGGTTTCCTCAATATGGTAATGCTTACCATGTCGCCAACAATAATTGGCACTCTATTCATAATCCAATTACCGAGCAAATGATTAGAACAGGTGAAAATATTCCAGAGGAATTGGGAGACGATGATGTATATTATAACCGTGTATCTGGTAAATCTTCTACCCGAGGATTGAGAGATTTTCATAATTTATTCGTGAAAAAAATGTTAATTACGAGTATATCTAAGAAAGGAGATACGCTCATTGATTATGCTGTAGGCAAAGGAGGAGATTTCCCCAAGTGGATATTGGCCAAACTATCCTTTGTATTTGGTATAGATATTTCAAAAGATAATATCGAAAATCGTGTAGATGGTGCTTGTGCTAGATATTTAAACTATCGAAAAGATTACAAGGTTATGCCGAATGCGTTATTCGTTCATGGTAATTCGTCTTTTAATATTAAAGAAGGGGATGCGTTGTATAGCGAAAAGGCGAAACAAGTTACTAACGCAGTATTTGGCGAAGGACCAAAAGACAAGGATAAATTGGGTCTAGGTGTATATAAACAATACGGGAAGGCAAGCGATGGATTTAATATTAGTTCTTGCCAGTTTGCAATTCACTATTTCTTTGAAGATAAAAAGACGGTTAACCATTTCTTGCGAAATGTAAGCGAGTGTACCAAATTGAACGGGTATTTCGTAGGCAGTTGTTATGATGGAACTGCTATATTTGATTTATTGCGTGGAAAACCGGCTGGTGAAAGTGTATCTATTTTGGAAGATGATAAGAAAATATGGCAAATCACCAAAGGCTACGAAAAGGATACATTTGAAAACGACGAAACTTCGCTAGGTTATCCAATTGACGTATTTCAAGAAACAATTAATAAACAATTCCGCGAATATTTGGTTAATTTTGAATATTTAGACAGATTGATGGAGAATTATGGATTCGTTCAATTAAATCGTGAGGAATGTAGTGAAATCGGTATTCCAAGTAGCGTGGGTTCATTTCAACAATTATACGGATTAATGGAAAGCGAGATTAACAAGTTTCCCCGAAAGATAAATGATTATGGACAGGCGTTCAAAATGACACCAAAAGAAAAACAAATTTCCTTCTATAATAATTATTTCATTTACAAAAAAATACGAAATGTAGATACCAGAGCAGTATATAATACCATGGTTGGTAGTTCTAAGTTTCAAGAGCAACTGAATAAAACAGAAGAAGATGTTTTGGACACGGTCGTTGAATCCGAAGAAAAGAAAATAGTAAAGGCTCCTAAAAAGTTGACGCGTAAGCTTAAGTTGGTTCCATCTAGTAAAGATAGCGTACCTAGCAAGTAATAGGCGTAATAATATAGGTTGACTTACTTGTTGGCATAGTTGTTGAGTGGTTCGCTATAACTGAATAATAACGGGATATAGTCAGTGTTAGTTTTACACTAAAAACAACATAAATATATATGTAGTATTATTACTATCACAATATGAGTTATTTTTTATTACCCGAGATTCATACTAATATAGATAAAATCCATTTACAGTCAAACGAAGAATACAAATTATATGTTAGTTTAACATTAAACCATTATTTAAATAATGTAAAAAAACAAATAGATGAAAATTACGAAAAGTGGGATTTCGCAAAACGATATACAAATCCATATGAATTTATTCACACAGTTGTTCCAAAGACAAAATATTCTGTCAGTAAAATGAAACCATTATCCAGATCTTTTTATAAGATGATAGAGATGGTAAATATGTTTCAATTATTCGATGATTTCAAAGAACAACCAATACAAACATTTCATTTGGCCGAAGGTCCGGGTGGTTTCATTGAAGCAACTGATTATTTGAGAAACAACAAGAATGATGCTTATTATGGCATGACATTAATTGACGAAGAACCGAGCATTCCAGGATGGAAAAAATCAAACCATTTTTTAGAAACACATACAAATGTTAAAATTGAACGAGGTTCTACAGGCACTGGCGACTTGTTAGAAGTGGACAATTTGGTATATTGTAGAAATAAATACAAAAATCAGTGTGATATTGTTACTGGAGATGGTGGGTTTGATTTTTCAATTGATTTTAACCAACAAGAGATATTGGCGACAAATCTGTTGTTGGCACAAGTTAGTTTTGCTATTTCAATACAAAAAATAGGCGGACATTTCATTTTAAAGATATTTGATATATTTACGAAAACAACATGCGATATTATGTATTTACTGTCCTCGTTATATAAACAAGTGTATATAGTAAAACCAAACACAAGTAGATTGGCTAACTCTGAAAAATATATAGTATGTAAGGGATTTAGACGTCATCCGGATAAACTGATAGAGAATATAATTGCCAATTATAATAAACTAAAACAAACAAACTATATATCGAGTATTTTAAATTTTAACATTGACTATTTTTTTACGAATAAAATTGAGGAGTATAATGCCATTTTTGGTCAGCAACAAATTGAAAATATAAATAACACGCTGACTTTTATTTCGTGTAAAAATAACGGGGAAAAACTGGAATCATTAAAAAGAAATAATGTTCAAAAGTGTATTCGATGGTGCGAAATACATAACATTGAACGCAATGAGACATTAACACCTGTGAATATTTTTATCACGTAAATATTTTTATTACGTAAATATTTTATTAAATTATTTTATGTTATTATATAATATAATATAATGAATAAGCTATTTAAAATGTTGTATAGTCCCTCTTTTGTATCCATGTTACTTCTTTTTTTCGTAGTCGTTAGTATTGTTTATTTCTTGTTCTTTAGAAAAAATAATTCCATTGAAAATTTTGGTACTCCTGCTTCATGTACCTATTATTATATGGAACAGTGTGGACATTGTAAACGTTTCTCACCTGAGTGGGATAATTTTGTTCAATCATATACAGGACCGGTTACATTGCGTAAAGTTGATATGAGTGAAGCCGGAAGTGATTTGGAAAAATATAACATTCGCGGATTTCCAACCATATTAATCGTTGATGAAAATGGAGAATACAAGGATTATGATGGACCAAGAACAAGCGAAGCTTTAACTAAATTTTTAGATGCCATGTAGACAATACTAACGTAAATAATACTAACGTAAATAACACCGGATTAAGAGTAATGATTGTATTATTATTCTTAATTTTATTATTATTAAAATAAAAATTGAAATGTAAATATTAGAACTAAATGTATTAATCAACTGAAATGACGACACCATATAGTCACACTAATAAGAATGCCGATGCTGCCTTTGAGGAACTTTCTAGGAATATTTCCATATGTATGTTCAATCGTATGCTTGGGATTGTTAGTCTAGTATTAATTATATTAAGCAGTATATTTCTGTTACTATGTTACTGGTTGTTAACCGGTTCAAAGTATGTAGAAAAAATTATGGTAGATATCTCTGCGGACATAGATATAATATACTTTCAATCCATGGTAAACGATCTAATACAAATAGTGGGTGATAAAGTAAATGGACTATTTGGTAGAAGTTTTGTTTCAAAAACGAATATAAAAAATGAATTTTCAAGTATGTTAGAACGTCATTTAGCGCCTGATTGGGCAGTGGGTCTATCCGACGAAGAAGTAAGTGATACTGACAGTGACATTGATATCGGTAATATTGATGATATCAATGATACAAATGAAACAGAAATAAAAACGGAAAATATAACAACCACATCATTCGCATCATTCGCATCATCGAATAATAATAATAATAATAATGAAATTCATGAAAATACAACGAGTGATATTAGTGTTGAAACATCTGATGATAGCATAGATAGTGAAATCGATGATATCACACAACAATGTATAGCAGAAAGAGAACAAAACAGGACGATAATAGATTTACAAAGTGATAATGAAGACTAAGAGTGACAATGTTATTGATGTAGCTGTAGGTAGCTGACAAATAAAAACAAGAACAAACACGACATTTTCATTCTTTGTAATTGATACATATTATCATAAGATATCATAAATCAATTTTATAAATTACACAAGTCAGTATTGTATTTTGTATGTTGTATTTTTTATTTTGTATTTTTTATTTTGTATTATTGCGTTCCTTTTACATACTCCAAAAAGAAGATAAGACTTGTCTAGGTCCAGGTCCACAAGTAGTATTTCCATTAGCACAGATGGTTTTTTGTCCGTTTCTTCTCCAAGCTAATGGTGGACTGTATTTCGATTTCAAGAAATACGAAGTATTTCCATCGTAATTACCTTGATATTTACCCGCATTTGCGGCTGCTTCTCCAAAGGCAGTTCTAAACGAAGCACCGTTCTTTGTGATTGTATCATACTTTAATTTGGCTAAACGTGTTCCATTATCTACTGCTCCTTGAACCGCAAACTGACTATTACTAGGTTTATATATAGTGTTATTGCTACATTGTCTTCCAGTTTGATACGGATTGGTACAATTATTTGTATTAAATTCAGTTGAATTATTAGCAATATACGGTGAGTCATACGTATTTCCAGAAATATCTTGAATAGATTGCTTTTGG